GAGTAATCACCTTGAGGCTCTTCTCGAGCTCGGTGACCTCCTTCGTCTCGTCGATCTCGTCGGCGCTTTCTATTCACTGAAGTTGAATCCTAAGAAATTGAGATTCTCCTACGTGCTTAGACTGCTCGACTTGCTCGCCGATTCGAAACTGACGTATAGTCTCGGCATTGCGCCGACCATATCTGATGCCAAGGATGTGGCTGCTCGCAGTGCAAATTTCCTGAAGAAGTTTAATAATCCAGATCTTTTTGGACCAAACACTATCTACGGGAAATTCTCCTATCTCGTCCCACCAGAGCTTTCGAACGGCTTTGATGGGTTGAGACTGGTAGCTAGGTCTAAGATACGAATTTCGGTTAATCCCGACTCGTACCTGACGGCTATGTTACCGGTTAGGTCCCTAGGGCTAATGCCTAGCTTGTCATCCATCTGGGATATTATCCCTTTCTCGTTTGTTATCGACCAGTTTCTTCATGTCGGTAGCAATCTTGATGATGTTGACACGCAACTGATGTTTCTCGCTCTTAATTGCGAGAACGTCGTTCACTCACTATCTTACATCTACAGTTTTACTGAAGAAGATCAGGAGTCCTATGACTTCGTCACTGTGAGTGATGGCTTGTTAGCCGATGGCGCTGGGTATAAGTTCTACAGCAGGTTCGTCGAATCGACGCTTCCTACTCTAGGACCTACCCGCTTCCGCTTCCACGGGGACACTCCTACGCCCGATTGGGCGTTAGATGGTGCCCTGCTCTTTAAACTACTAAAGTAGTTTATTGAGCACCTACGTCTCGTAGTCCATACGGCATTTGCCGTATCGCGTGGCGTAGTCATATCGTGTACTCGAAAGGAGTCACAAATGACTAAGACTATCCTTAATCTGGATAGCGGAACCGCTAATTACACAGGTATCAAGGTTGCTGCCGCTGGTAGTTTTGCCAGAGTCAGCAGCGTGGACCTGCCTGAAAAGCGGGAGGCGGTCTATCAACGGACCGTCGGTGATGAGGAGAAGCCGATGACCATTCGGTTGGGTTGGTACCCGAACCCTAAGGCCAACGGCGGCATTGGGCAGACCAATTTCTCGATGAAGATCTCGACCATGGTCGAGAACGACGACGCAGAAACTGGTTTTGTCCTTCCTGGCACCCTCACGGTTGCTTGGTCGATGCCCGGCTTGAGCGGCGTCCCTAACTCAGCGAATCTTAAAGATTTGCTGGGTCATGCCTACACTTGGTTAGTACCAGATGCGGCTGGTTCGCCTATCACTGACGTCCTCGAAGAAATCAAATTCGGGGTCGTCACCGAACTGCTCGAACACTAGGAATAGTTTAGAGCATGTCTCTCCTCATGAGGGTTTCGATTCCCTCACTCGGTGGAACTTTTGTCAAATCTCTCGACTCTAGTTCCATTCGAGAACCACTTGCCAGTCAACACTCTAAGGTTAATTTACTTAACACTCAAGTGCTGATTGCTTCGTGGACTACTCTTTTAGCGGA